TCAGACGCCAAGGCACTCCCTGGCCCATCGTTCCACTGCGGCATTCTCCGCATCGTCGCCCAGTAGGAGCAGAAACCCAGCGTTCTTACCAAGCGAAGCAGGTTCGATGGTCTTAATGATGCCGCGATCACGCAGGAACACCCAGGCATCGCTGATGCTCTTCTGGATACTGTTCTCACGGGTCTTCATCTTCGCTTCCGCATTACCGCCCATCGCCTGTTCGGGAGTGAGCATCACCATTCCAAGCGAGTCTGAGATAGCACGCCATCCAAGCGTGTAATAGCGGCATGGCACTTTCTTATCCATGAGTTTCTTTGGAGGACAATTGTTCTCGCTATCCCAATCGTATGTTTGCGAAGCCATGAACATGAGGACGAGTTCGGCGTTCTTGTTGAGGGTCATGTTATCGCCACGTCGAATCGCCATGCGTCCGGCACGGTTTACGTCGTATACGGCTTGCATGTTCTTGTAGCCCATATTTTCCACGTGTCTTTCCCTCCATGCCTAGCGCTATGCTGATGCACGGAGAATCTATGCAAACTGGTTTTCCGATTGCCCTTGTCGCTGTTCGAGAGCGGCAAGGGCTTTTTGCTACTTTCGCCTATAACTCTAACTCTACACATGGATATAATTACAACTACTGTCGGGTAGTAGATACTGATAGTTTGTCGGTGTAGCTCCAGTTACATGTATATAAGTATGTACATGGTTATACATTCTTCTTACATTGTGCGTTTGTCATGATTTTGCCAATTAAAAAGCACAAACGGTCAGAAAGAGGGTATGAAAAACCCGCCTGCAACAAAACAGACGGGCACGAGAAAAACATGGTTCACATAGGACTGCTGGCGAGAGTGATAATCATAGCCAGGAAGCATACGCCGACAGCGACTCCAATCACAATCCAACAATTTCGCACATGGATGGAATTACGCGACTCGATATAGTCCAGAGCCTTCGCCCTCACATTCCGCTCGATGGCATCTGGTGCGGAATCGGTCTTGGCCGCGATCTCATACAATTCGTGCAACGTCGGCTTGCCGCCGTCCGCATCGTCGATGCGTTCCAACTCGTATTGGGTACGCCAGTCAATCAACCCGGACATGCGAATGCCGTTCCGCACGGCCATCTGGATCAGCAGAACGAACGCGGCCATACCGATGGCGATACCGGCGATAACGAATATAGGAACCATGATGTCCTCCTTGCTCTCCTGCAATATGTCTCAACAAGGATTATCCACCCAAACAGGCCGTAAACACGCATTAAGCGTTTCTCATACGGGGTATCCCCGTAAATACCCTCGCTTTTGAGACAGCACGTATCAAAACCGCGTGTCGGATTGAAACATGCGTTCGAGTGGATATATCATGCAAGTGAAAGACGAACACATGTTCGATTAAGGATATAAAAAGGAGGGCCACGCCCCGTCCTGCCAGATGAATGCGTGACCCTCGAAGAACACCTACAAGGAGGTGTTATGGTCTAGTCTACTCCTTCTTATCCTTTATGCCACGAACTGCATCAAGTAGTCCGAATGCGTTTCCGTATCCCAGAGCCTTGGCTAGATTGTCCAAATCATCCGTAGTCCAAGAGGCTAGACCTTTGATTCGTAGAGAAGCATAGGACTGGCTCTTGTCGATGATTCGTCCGGTTCTGGCCTGCGACCATCCGGCCTTGTTGATCATCGAAGCGACCGTCTCGGCTATTAGCTTTGTTGCGGCACTGGTTTCCTTGAGTTCGGTATTGCGCACCACTTTTGTTTCACCTCCTAACTCTATTGAGTTTATTTGTTGACATATGTAATGGTATGAACTAGAGCGGTACAACACGCCGACAAATCTGTAAATAGCTCTATTGAGTTGACAAACAATAAAAAACGATTATTCTTAGTCTCAGAAGTTAGCTCAATAGAGTTAAACAACGAGGCTGAATAGGAAAGGAGCAACGAGCATGACGTTTCAGGAATCAATCTCGAAGGCGATTGAATCCCAGCGCAACCGGCTGGGAATCACAGCGACGGAGCTTTCCAAGCGGCTCGGAATTTCACGCCAGTACTATTACATGCTTAAAAGCAACGATGCCCTGTGGAAGATCGAGCAGCTAGGCAAAGTCGCATCCGCACTGGAACTCAAATCAGTATGGGAGCTTATCGACTTAGCTAAGTTCGAGGATTCACTGAACACCACCATGAACGGCGAGTCCAATGAAGCGGAGCATGAGCAATGAGTGCCGAGGTACAACAGTTTACTTTCAACGGTTCAGCATTCCGCGCATTGAATGACGAATCTGGAGAGTCTTGGTTCTCAGGTCAGGATGTGTGCAACATCCTTGGGACAGGCACTAACCACCTGCGCGAATACCTCGATGAAGACGAAATCACCAATATCCGCAATACGGACATTGCTCAAAACGGAGGTAAAGCGCCGGTCTTCATCAGTGAGCCGGGCTTGTACAAGCTGATTATGCGTAGCCGCAAGCCAGAAGCCAAGGAATTTCAGCGTTGGGTCACTCACGAGGTGTTGCCGTCCATCCGCAAGCATGGCGCTTACATGACTCAGCAGACTTTGGATAAGGCGCTCACCAGCCCCGACTTCCTAATCCAACTCGCAACCAAGTTGAAAGAGGAACAGGAGAAGGTCAAGGAGCTTGAGCCGAAGGCCAAGGCGTTGGATGACTTCACCAACGTTCCCGATGCTCTGCTTGTCCGTGACGCGGCGAAACTCCTAAGCAACGATTCCAACATTCAGATCGGTGAGCATGAGCTGCGCCAATGGCTCGTGGATAACGGTTGGATTTACCGGCAGTCCAACCAGTCATGGTGCGCGGCGTCAAGTCGCGTGAGGCAAGGCCATATGGTCATGGTGTCCTCCCGTTCCCACGGAATCCACAAGGATGGCACGCCATTCGCCTATCCGCCAACCCCGAAGCTGACACGCAAGGGATTGGCGCTTATCCACCAGCGGTTGTCCGAACAAAGTTTCGAGCGAGTGCTTGACGCGGAGGTGGCGGCATGACGTTGTTGAATCCTCCGGCGCCGCCGCATGAGTTCGTTCTTGACGAGGGTGGGCACTGCGTCTTCCGTATCAACGATCGGAAAGGCGGGTCAATCGTCGAAAAAGATGGACTCAAGACGAGCACGTTGTATGAGGTTCCCGAATCGAAACTAGGCGCGTTCATCCAATGGGCCGCTGACGTTCACGGCCAATCAAGATAGGAGCAGGTTTTGACAGACAGGAAGGTTGTTGTCGAAGAGGAGATTTTCGACAGGCAGGAAGCTGCCAGGTATCTCAAGCTTGGAGCGGACAAGTTCGACAAACTGTACAGGGTGTGCGCCGACTATCAGGGCGGCAAGACCGTCACGTACAAGAAGTCGAAGCTTCTCGACCGTTACGACCAGGTGTGCGAGAGTTCACGGGAGGTTTCGGAATGACCGGCGCTCAGCCTGATGTCGCGTGGAGCGTCCAGACGGGCATCGACTTGGATGCCATGCTCGCCGCCAACGCGGGTTGGATTGAACGGGTCAGACATAAGACCAAACGTGACTATCAGCGGGATAAGCCGGTATTGCAGCGAGTGTACGAGTCGCTTCGCATGAAGTATGAGACCGGTTTCAGTACCAGTTCGTACAAGATCGCGGAAGACCTGCAATTGGCTCAGAGCGTTGTCTACAGAAGTTTGCGCAAGCTTGTTTCCTGTGGGCTTGCGGAAACGTTTCTGACGCATGGGAGGAATTGTTTCAGGCCGACAGGCTTGGAACCGACGAAAGGATTTGATTGGAATGAATGACAGTGTTTTGGTGAAGCTTGACCAGCTTTTCGATAAGTTGAAGACCGCAAGCGACGGAGACGATTGGAATACCGTGCGCGGTCTGGTCGCACAGGTCGCATCACTCGTCAAAGTGTATGAAAAGCCACTGCCCGAAGAGCCGAAGGAGCGGGGCTTCTATGTCACCGCGAATGATGGTCTGCTCCTGCATAAGGACATCGATGATGACTGGTCGGCGCGCACATGGGATGACTCGGCTAATCCCATCTGGAATGGCAATAGACCGTATGTGAAGTGGCCGACTGTCTGCGAAACGCTCCCGCCTGAAGCTTTCCCGTTAAAGCGAGTGAACACGGGAGACGGTAACGATGACTGACCATGATTACTGGCTTGAAGACATGCAAGCAATGAAGAAGCGGCAGAAGCCGAACTACCCGCGCCGCCGCATCAAATTCGCCCTCGCGGTGGTCGCCCTCATCGTCACATCCACACTCATGCTCACCTGGCATGGCGGCAGCACCACCGCCGCGCTCATGGTGGAAGGCGTGTACATCGCCACCGCATTGTGGCTGATCGTCAGATTCGCGCCACGCGACTAAAGACTTCCCGCTGGCTGACAGTCCAAACAAACAACCAAAAATCGGGTTGTTCCGCAGGATACCCACGTTCACTCATTCGTCGGCCAGTGGGGACCATAACTGAAAACAGATATTATCCACGCGCCTACGAACTCAATACCGCGCAGCAAATCACGTAGGCGCATTGGCCGCACATGGTTGTGGGATTCATGCCGGACTCCTTAAGTTTGACAACTCATGAATCACCTTATCCATCTCGCATTCAGGTTTTGACATTTCCTGTTGCCGTGATGTTGGCCGTGAACCCGTTCAGGTCGGGTTCCAACGGTTTTGCATCATTCATTGGCGTGAATCCTAACAGGTTCGACTCCTGTTGCGGCCACTGTCCCCACCGGTTAGTGCGATTGCCGGACTGGGGATTTGACGTGGATTGGATGACTCGGGGTCTCTGGTTCTTCTTCCCCTACGGGTCGCGGGTTCGACTCCCGCCCACGTCCGAAGCCGTCGAGAGACGGCCCATCATAATTGAAAACCCGGTTGACGGGGGAGCCTAAAAAATCATATTCCAAAGTCGATTTCTCTAGGCGCTTACATACACACTCTCTCCCGTCAACCACTGCTGGTGCAAGGAACGTGGCCGCTGCTATCTCAGCCGTTCGATTCATCGGCGGTCAGATGATTCGACTTCATCCACCAGCACGCAATCACAGAAAGGAAAACTCTCATGGACACCATCAACGTGAATGGCGAAACCTACACGAAAGTACCGGACGAGATCAGCTTGTTCGGACGAACCTACCTGCTGGCGGACGACACCATCCCGGAACCATTGGACGTGTCGGACTGGCATCCAATCGAACCGGATTACCATATCACGCTCAGGGAATACATGACCCACTATCATCCAAAAGACGCCAAGCGTAGCCTCACCGGACTGGGCCAAGTCGTGAAGAACACGATTCTGAATGCCGGTAAGGGAGACTTGTTGGAAGAGAACAGTAATGGTGCCGCCATTTACGCCCGCTCGTTGTTCCCGCTTGTCGAACAGGGTTATAGGAAGTGGCGTTACCGGAATAATGCCCACATTCTGGAACGGAGTGTGGCGGAAGTATGACGGAAGTGAAATTTCCCAGCATGGTTGACATGCCGGACAAGGAGTATTTCGCACATCCGGCAATCGACCAGACTGGTTTGAAGAAGTTCATGGAGTCTCCAAGAGCGTACGCATGGCACAAGCTGAACCCTCTCGACAACAGTACGTTGGCGTTCGGCAAGGCCGCGCACAGTCTCATTCTCGGTAGTGGCCCGAAGGTCGAAAGGAAACTCGACGGGCGCACCAAAGCCGGTAAGGCACAAGCCGAACAAGCCAAATCGGACGATCTGGTAATCCTTTCCGGTTCCGACTATGAGAAGCTTCAAAACATGGTGGATTACGCGCCGGACATGAACAGTCTCGTGGAAGGCAAACCGGAAATCGCCTTGTTCGCCATCGACCCGGCCACTGGGCTGGAACTGAAAGGCAAAGCCGACTGGCTACCCGACCATCCCGGCATGGACGGCGTCATGTGGCTGTACGACTACAAGACCACCGGCCATGACGTGCAGGACTTCACTGGTTCGGCATACAAGTTCGGCTACCACATTCAAGCCGCCTTCTACATGATGCTGTACCGGCTCGTAACCGGATACCAGGGTGCGATGGGGTTCAGGTTCGTCGTGCAGGAGAAGCAGGAACCATACGACTGGATGATCTGGGAACTATCCGAAAACGACCCTGAAATCTCACTTGTCGCCGTGAAGCAGATCCGTGAAGCGTTGGACGGGCTCAGCTTCTACTGGAAGAACCATATTCCGTTGGAAGACATGCTCAACCAAGGATTGCCGAAAACCCCTCTGCCTATCAGATTCACTGACTGGCAGATGAACCATCTGATTGGAGATGATGACCAATGGGAAATGTGATTCCAAAGAATCGTAAAGCCTACGGATACGATTACGCAGACCTTGGCTCGGTGGTCAACTATGTGACCGAAGTGTTGGGATTCCGCGTCGAACAGGACATTCACTACAACAATCTTCCCCAATATCCGAACGGGTACGGGTTCGTCGTTACCCACTATTGGCAGGATTTCAGCAAGTCTTGGAGCGAATACGCGGCACCCGTTCCGATCATTGTTGGCGATTCCGCTGGCAAACGTGAACAGCCGTTCATGCAACGGTACGGGAGTGCGGAAACGTATGCTCGACGCTACAGTCTGCTCACCTTGTTCTGTCTGGCGACCAGTGATGATGACGGACAGTTGGCGGGCTATCAGCGTGGAAATCCGATGAACGAGGAACTACGCAAACAGGTGGCCGCGCTCCTAGCTCAAGGGAACATTCCGGCAGGACGCGAGTCCGAAGCCATCGGCAATCGTATCAAAATGCCTGTGAATTACGCAAGATTGACCGACTGGCAAGCCCAATTGTTCATCAACAGTTTCAAAAAGAATGAAGAAGTCAAGGAGGCCGCATAATGGCTGGAGAAACCGTTATCACGATCATTGGCAATCTGACTAGGGAGCCTGAACTGCGCTCCACCAGCAATGGTGAGAACGTGGCTAATTTCACTATCGCATCATCTGACCGTAGGTTTAACCGGCAGACGAACCAGTGGGAGGATGGTGACACGCTGTTCATGAACTGTTCCGTATGGGGTGGCATGGCGCAGCATGTCGCTCAATCCTTGCACAAAGGTATGGGCGTGATCGCTCAAGGTCGTTTGAAGCAGCGTTCCTATCAGGCCAATGATGGGACTCAACGTACTGTGGTCGAGCTTCGCGTGGACGAGATCGGCCCGAGCCTTCGTAATGCGACTGCCCAAGTGCAGAGGATTCAACGTGGCGGCGCTCAGGCGGCCCCGCAGGGCGGTTTCAATCCGAGTCCGAATAATGTTCCGTCTAACGGTTTCCAACAGCCGCAACAGCCAACCCAGCAACCACAGCAGGGTGCCGACCCGTGGGGAGCGAACAACAATCAGCCTTCCACGTTCGGCAACTTCGGAAACGACACTGATTTCTAACCCACAAGAAAAGGAACCAACATGGCAAACATCATCCCATACAGGGAGTTTCTGAAAAGAAAGGAGCTGCGCGAACAGGAGACTGGCATCACCGTTAGCCCGCAGCAGCTCCACCCATCCCTGTTCGACTGGCAGAAACGTATCGTCACATGGGCTTGCAAAGTAGGACGTGCAGCCGTATGGGCCGATACGGGTCTTGGTAAGACCAGAATGCAACTCGAATGGTTACGGCAAGTCTGCGCCGGACATGGGACGGGGCTTATTCTAGCGCCGTTGGCCGTATACCAGCAAACCATCCGCGAAGGCGCCGCAATCGGCATGGAAGTGCGTTATGTGCATGACCAGTCGGAAGTGTCGGACGGATTCAACATCACGAACTATGAGCGTGTGCCAAAACTCGACGTGTCCAAATTCAATGCGGTCGTATTGGACGAGGCTTCGATTCTGAAACAGTCGGACGGCAAGACCCGCAAAATGCTGATCGACACGTTCAGGGATACGAAATACCGTCTCGCCTGTACCGCCACACCGGCACCGAACGACCCGGAGGAACTATGCAATCAGGCCGAGTTCCTTGGATACGCCACCCGTGTGAAGATGCTTGCCACGTATTTCGTGCATGACGGGAATATTTGGCGTTTGAAATGTCATGCGGTTAAGCCGATGATGCGGTGGATGTCGCAATGGGCCATCGCATTGCGCAAGCCGTCCGATATTGGCGGTGATGATGCGGGATATGAGTTGCCCGGATTGAATCAGACCGTTGATGTTGTCGCCTATCACGGCAGCATCCCGGAAGGCCAATTGTTCGCAGCTGACCTTGGTGGCGTCGGCGGGCGTGCGAGAGTCCGTAAGGAAACGCTTGTTGACCGTGTGAGCCGGTGTGTCGATCTGGTCAACAACGAACCTGAAGAACAGTGGATTATCTGGGCTGGATTGAACGACGAGGCGGACATGCTGAACAGGCTTATCCCCGGCAGTGTGAATGTGAAAGGCTCCATGTCGCCGGAAGACAAGGCCAAGGCGTTCCTTGACTTCGCTGATGGGAACATTCCGGTGCTGATCACGAAGGGTTCCATGGCATCGTTCGGTTTGAACTGGCAGAACTGCGCTCGAATGGCGTTCTGTGGTTTGAACGATTCGTGGGAATCCTACTACCAGTCGATACGCCGCTGCTACCGGTTCGGACAGAAGCGCGTGGTTGACGTGCATGTGGTGGTTTCCGATTTGGAACGCGAGATAGCGGAGAACATCACCCGCAAGGAACAGCAGGCCACTCATTTGAGTGACGAGCTGGTGAAGACGATGAATGAATCAAACTCTTTCGGAAAGGCCGCATGATGGTTGAGGAAATGTATATGACCGATGAAGCCAAAGGTAAGGATTGGACGCTATGGCTTGGTGACTCGTGCGAACGCATGGCGGAAATGGCTGACAACAGTGTTGATCTGAGTGTGAGCAGCCCGCCGTTCGCAAGCCTGTACGTGTACTCCGATTCAACCCGCGACTTAGGCAACAACGGTTCCCGTGAAGAGTTCATCGAAAACTACGGGTACATCATCCGCGAACTGTTAAGGGTGACGAAGCCTGGGCGTATCGCTTGCGTGCATGTGCAGCAGGTTGTGACCACGAAGACCGCTGATGGCGTTGTCGGGTTGACTGATTTTCGTGGTGATGTTATCCGCGCCTATGTGGAGAACGGTTGGATTTTCCACGGCGAAGTCACCGTGAACAAGAATCCACAGGCTCAGGCGATTCGCACGAAGGCTCAGGCTCTCATGTTCGTCACGAAGAACAAGGATTCCAGTATGAGCCGTCCCGCGTTGGCTGACTATCTGCTGATGTTCCGCAAACCTGGCGACAATCAGGTGCCGATCAAGAATGATGTGAGCAACGAGGAATGGATTGATTGGGCGCAGCCGGTCTGGTGGAACATTCGAGAGACCAACACGCTGAATGAGCGTCTTGGCCGTGAGGATACCGATGAACGCCACATCTGCCCGCTGCAATTGGATTTCATCGAACGGTGCATCCGCTTGTGGAGCAATAAGGGCGAGCTTGTGTTCGACCCGTTTGGTGGCATCGGCTCGACCGTGTACGAGGCAATCAAACTTGGCCGCAAGGGCATGAGCATTGAATTGAAGCCTTCCTATTGGGATGCGTCGGTGAATCTGATGCGCGAGCTTGAAGAGAAGCTTGGAGAGGCGACACTGTTCTGATGGTTCCGCTTTCTGGGATGACCGAACCCGCATGGTGTGACAAGCATGGGGTCGAATATTACGGCCCCGCTTGTCCTGAATGCGAGTCGGAAGCCGAAGACTATTGGGAGGATATTGGAGACGCGAGCATATGGGATTTATGACCTATGATTTCGACATTCCAGGCGAACCTGTCGCGAAGGGCCGTCCACGATTCTACGGGTATCGGGCTGTGACCCCTCAGCATACGAGGGATGCTGAGGAACTGGTGCGGAACCAATTCCACATGTTCTACCCTCATGCCGAACCATTGGACGGGGACGTGATGATGATTCTCATGTTTTATAAGGGGCGTCATGGGAAACCGGATTTGGACAATCTGGAAAAGCTCGTCAAGGATGCGTTGAACGGTTTGGCCTACGTGGATGACCAGCAGGTGAAACTCACGTTGTGCGCCATGTTGGAACCCGACCGTATGGCATGGGGACAACGGGCGAAACGGCTTGTCAAACGTCGGCAGGGAATGCCGTTGACATACGGCGGCAATCCTTATGAGCCGCATACGGAAATCCATATAGAACCCTTGCATGACATTCACGGCGGGTTGGAAAGTCTCGTCAGAAACACGAAGGAGATGATAAGCGATGTCGGAAACCAGCCTGAATACCGGTGAGATGCTGTTCCAACTGCGTGTCTGGGATTACTTGGCTTGGGCGTTGGACGATAAGCGTCTCGACCATGTTGAGAACCTGTACTACAAGGGGCGGCCGATCAGTGTTTCGACGTTCGCCAATCCGAACGTGCCGATGGTGAAATGCTTCGATAAGGCTGAACTGTTGGCTGGTGACATTGATTCTGAATATCCGTTCGTCATACAAGCCGATGGCATGTTCGATGCTGACGTGATGGACGAGCGTGAGTGGATCGCGTCTCAACCCGCTTACACGAGTCTGAGCGTGTGGGACAAGTTCGAGACTCTGCTACCGGCCAAACCGTCTGTGGAATGCGTTGACTCGGGCACTCGAATGTTCATCCGATTCACGTTGGGTGAATTGGCGGGCATGTTGAACAGTGGGTTGCCGCTCGGAGGTGGACGATGATTTTTCCAGCAGTCAACGTCAACGGCATCCATTTGAGCAGCCAACAGCATGAGGCGCTTGTCAGCATATGGCGTACCGGTCGAATGCCGGAACCCCACGCAGGTCAGAAACCGTGGCTGTGGATTCAAGCGCTCAGACGGCGCGGCTTGGTATCCGGCAATGCGCTCAGACTGACCGACAAGGGACGCCATATCGTCCAACTCCTCCAGGACAGGAAAGCAGTCCCATACCAAAGCACTGCCGACAATCCACACTACGGAGCCTACTGGGACGCCTACTACAGCAACCAGTCAACCTACCGGTATCAGCCCGGTTTGGAAATCATTTGCAAAAGGAACTGTGATGAAACTTGACCCGCCACCGGACTTGGTTGAAATCGCTGAAGCCCTGGACGCGATGGCGAAACCACACTGGGGGAGCGGCATCGTCTTCAGCTGTGACGGCCTGCCGGTCACCACACCAAGACAAGAAGCAATCTGGATGGAATACAACGGCATCACAAGAGGGGAGGACTAATGGCAAGGCGTGGTTACGTGCAGCTCGTGAACGGCTTCTACGACAACGACAAGGTGCGTGATCTCGTGCGCATTGGCCGTGCTGACTCGGTGGGCGTGTTCTGTATGGCTCTCTCGCTGTGCGGGGACAGGCTCACGGATGGCTTCGTGCCGCGCCGCGCCATGCTCTCCAACATCGGTGCCACTCAGGAGCAGGTGCAGGCGCTGGTGGACGATGGAATGCTCGAAGAGGTCGATGACGGTTGGATAATCCACGATTACACCGCTCACAATCGCACCAAAGAGCAGGTCATGCACGCGCGAGCCGACGCGAAGGCACGCAAGAGCAAATCCCGTGGTCACAGCACTGTCACAGCAGTGTCACAGCGTGACATGCGTGTGACATCGGGACAAACACCAGAACACCAGAACACCAGAACCCAAAAGAAAGAAGAAGAATATTATTCTTCTTCCAAAGAAATGACACTTGCCATGTTCCAAGACTCACGAGAATTGGCGGCAGCCAACAGCATGATGCGCGCCACGTATCCGAACTTGGATTTGAAAAACAGCTGGGACGCCTTCGCCACACGCCAATACGACGCCACACGCATGGTGGGCGATTGGATACGCCTATGGCGTGGCTGGTGCGAGAACAGGGCACACATGGGTGGCATTCCACCGTCGAAGCCACACGTCCACACTTGGGCGTGCGAACACACGTTGAAAGCCTTGCATCTCCAATCGCAGGATGACGTGACCGACATGGCGTCAGCCGTCAAAAAAGCCAATGAGCTAAACCAGAAGGAAGAACCCTAGTGAAATACATCAGCCTGTTCAGCGGCATTGAAGCAGCAACTGTCGCATGGCAAACACTCGGATGGGAGCCAGTCGCATACGCCGAAATCGAACCATTCCCCAAAGCAGTACTCAAACACCACTATCCGAACGTCCCAGACTTAGGGGACATGACGAAAGTTAATTGGAAGGAATACCACCATGCAGCAGATGTCGTTGTGGGAGGAAGCCCCTGCCAGGCATTCAGCATCGCCGGACTCAGGAAGGCTCTGGACGATCCTCGCGGCCAGCTCATGCTCGAGTATCTCCGAGCTTGCGCAGAAATTGATCCGGAATGGATCGTATGGGAGAACGTGCCCGGAGTTCTGTCGGCTGAACACGGACGGGCCTTCCAGTCGCTCCTTGAGTCCGTGGCCGAACTCTGGCCTGATGGGGGGGGCGGCATGGAGAGTGTTGGACGCTCAGTTCTTCGGTGTGGCCCAGCGGCGCGAGCGTGTGTTCCTTGTCGTCAACACTCGAGACTGGCGGCGTGCCGCGCCGGTACTTTTTGAGCGCGAGAGCCTGTGCTGGGATCATACGTCGAGCCGAGAGAAGAGGCAAAGCCTTACCCAGGGAACTGCGGGAGGCGTTGGAGACGCAGATTCGGACGCTGGGGGATTGATGTTGGACTTCCATCAGCAGGATGGACGGTTCAAGGTCAGCGATCATCCCGACGTGTCGAATACGCTCATCTCGCACATGGGTACCGGTGGCAACAATGTTCCCCTGATTAAGGCGTTCAAATGGAGCCAGGGTGAGAAGAGCCGGAGTCTGGCGATTGGCGAAGTCAGTCCCACTTTGACTACTGACCATAATCCAGCCGTCTACCAAATTGAGAGAGAGAGTGATGTGTCGCGCGGACACTCAGGCGAATGCCGCACAAGGATTCGATCTTTCTCCGACATTGATGGCTCACGCCGGAAAGGATGCCCCATTCATCTATCCGACAACTAATAGGAGAGACTAGTGGTTTTCACTTTCAAGATTCGCGGTGGCGGAGCGGGGGGGGTAAGGGATTCCTCGGGCAGGACGAGCTTTCTGCCACGCTCAGCACGCACAATGACCAGTTTCTGCATACGGAGGATTCGATGAATGGTTTGACGGTTCGCAGGTTGACGCCGTTGGAATGCGAAAGGCTTCAAGGTTTCCCGGACGGATGGACGGATATTCCGTGGAAGGGGAAGAAGCACACGCCGGATAGTCCACGCTACAAGGCGCTCGGTAATTCGATGGCGGTTCCTGTCATGAGATGGATAGGTGAGGGCATCCAATTGGTCGAAGACAACAAGGGATTGTTCCAGGAGAACCCCAGTGAGCAGTGACAATCCATCCAAGGAGACGTGCCGCATGGTTGATGATCGTGATGGGAGACGTTGCGTGCGTTGCGGCCGAAGCTTGTATGCGGTTGGCGGTTCCCGGCATCATCGGAAACTCCGTAGCCAATGCACGAGGGTGGAGAAGCATCAAGTGCAGAATCTGATTCTGCTTTGCGGTTCGGGTACGACGGGCTGTCATGGTTTCGTTCACATGCATCCGACTATCGCTTATGAGAACGGCTGGTGTGTGAAATCGTTTCAAGACCAGTTGGAAGTGCCGGTACGGACTTGGCATGGACTCGTGTATCTCACCACAGACGGCAAATATTCATCGACAAAGGAACAATCAAATGACTGACAACATCAATCCATCGCATTACAAGGATGGCCCGTTCGAATGCATCGAACTATCCAGTTTGCTCAGCTTCGACTGGGGTAACGTAATTAAATACTGCTACCGGTGGCGCGACAAGAACGGTGTCGAAGACCTCAAGAAAGCACTCTGGTATGCGAAGCACGCAATCGATAACAACGTGCCGTTCCTTGCCATGTACCTCGGGCCGGACAACGACATTATCACAGCCAGACCCATCAGGCTTCTCGGCATTCTAGAAGCCGAGAACTGGGCCGATCTCGAACCATTCTGGAATGAAATCAAGTGGGGATGTTACAAGAAGGCGGTCAAAGTGCTGGCCGACAAGATCAATGAAATCGAAAAGGATGGTGAGTGATGAACCGGGACCGGGTAATCATCGTCGCGATCATCTGCATGACGATTATCTTCATCGCGTCCACCGTATCGCCAGCCGGTTCCAGCGGGAAAACCGGCGCGGGCTTCCAGATGGAAACCGTCAAGACCGGTGACGTGACATGGGCGTGCTTGAAGCATAACGGCGAATACATCGGCTGCAACACGGTGGAGACGGTCAAATGAATGTTTTCACAGGCAAGACCGGCTATATCATCTGGCCGCAAGGTGATACGGGAGTTCACACATGCCGCGTGTACGACTCACTGGATGAAGCTGTGGGCGCGGCACATTCCAAAGCCGACTTCCACCACAGGCCGTATGAGGTGCTTACTGCTTATGAGAGTCCGGCAAGAACCATCAGAACGATCCTCCCAAGGAGACACCAATGAGCGACAAAGTGAAAGTCGGCACGAGCAAGGTCACGTTCCGTGTGCGCGCGTTCGACTATCCGCAGATCGAGCTTGCATCCGTCGAAGTGGATGTGCCGATGTACACGAAGACGGACAACAAGCTCGACAACATGCAGCAGGGACATGTCACGGCGGACGTGCCGGACGGTTTCAACGAGAAGGTCAAAGACGCATTGCAGGTGTTCGCGGACACTCTACAGGCATCGTTCAACGAAGAAGGAGAGTGAAATGTTGAGAAGCATTGATTTCAAAACAATGCCTTATCTATTCACTGACAAGGCTGGCACTTGCCTGACCGTGGAGTTCGACGGAAGGGAACTGGATGACATCTACAAGCAAGTGAAAACCATGTACGATCAGGCGCACCCGTCGCACCCGTCTGATGATATGCCCACCGAACCGGGCTGGTATGCGACTCGGGATGGTGAAGACCTGTTGAGCTATGACGGTGACGCTTGGCACATTCACAATATCGACTGTGATGCGCAATTGTTCGTTGACGGGGATTTGGAAACGATGGACTGGAGCGTGGTCAAACGCACGTTCGATGCTGACGCTTTCCCGCTGATACCAGTGAATCTTAACGATACATCTCGTGCGGAGCGTCGGTTGACCAACCTTACCAACTTTTTGCACACGCTCATTCATGAGTGTGAGACAGTGCGGGACAACCCATCTTCCGACAAGCATACGAAAGACATCGAGAATGCCGTCTGCGGGACTGGAATCAATTTCGCCAAAGACCTGCTTGCACGATTGGAAAACGGGGTGTTCGACCATGAAAGTGCATGACCACATCACCGACTGGCAGCACCTGCCATCGTCATTCCTCGCTGGCAAGCGTGCGATAGCCACCACCGTTGAGGGAACCACTATCGACGGTTTCCTCCAATCGATGACCACGAAGTTCAGTAACGGCAGCGGCAGCATGGTGCAACTGATTTTCGAGGGAGTGTTCCAGCCGGTCATCATCAGTCTCAACGGTGGCGAGAACCAACTATGCAGAGCATACGATTCGATACTCATACTCAACGAGGTGAAGCAGTGAACAACGAATACGCGGTCAGCATCCGTCGCAGATACATAATGCCTGACCACACCTTTGATGGATATGAATTGGTCTTATGGCATTGGGACGTGATTGAGAACACTTGGCTTTTCCGTGCCACACGCGACTATCCGATAAGCAAGAGAGTATCAAGGGGATATGCGTTGTGGAAGGTTCTCAGGGATGCTCAGAAATTGGCGCGGATATTCCAATGCAAGAACTATGCGACCAACGAAGAAGGAATGTGGGACAACAATGACTGACCTTGATGATCGCATCAGCGAGTATGCGAAGTGGATTGAAAGCCGATATGACGACTCGCATGAGCTTCGAGCCAAAGGCAAAAACGGTTACATCGACGGCAAGGCCGACGCCTATGAGAGTTCGCTACGCGAGTTCAAACGCATCTTCAACGTGAAGGAGGAATAGTGAGGAAGCGAATGACTGCTTATTGGTGGGATAAAGACAAAAATGCTGTGGCAATCTCATATAAGGGTAACCGCCTGATACTCACCGTCGATGATGCGCAGGCACTCCTTAGACAGCTTGAAATGCTTCTGCCGGAGAGACCGTCACGCGACGAGCCGGAAGAGCCGGGCTTCTACCGGACACGGACTGGCGCATTTCTTCGCAAGAACAAGAACGGAGCATGGAGCGCCCTGTTCATCAATGGCGACCTAATCCCACGCTATTGGAACGATCAGGACGATTACGCGAAGTGGAGGACGGTGCTTGAATGCCTGTATCCTCGTGCGTTCCCGCTTACACCAACCACTGCGCCATATCCGTTGAAAGGGTGAGTGATGTTCGGACGGAAGAAGAAAAAGCAGGAGGAGCCGAAAAGTTACCTCAGATGCCCATACTGTGGTCACGCGCCGATAATTGTCACCGGCAAATGCACGTATCACAATCCACGTCATACTGTCTACCGGTATGAGTGCGACCTTAGGTGCCTTCAAGGCGAGGTGTGTCAGACTGCCGAAGCTGCGTTCGATTCGTGGGTACGCATTGTCGCCCGCTATTACGACGCGGAAAATGCTATCAGACAATTCCGCAAGGAGAGGAAATCATGAGTCTGGCTGATGTTTGCTGGAATATTTCAAGCGTGTTCATCGTCATCACATTGGGTGTGATAGCGATACTCTGCGTGCTCATGCTGTTAGGCGTATTCGTATGCATCTTCGACCATGACGATAAGAACGATAAGAGCAGTAAGGAATAACAATGGCGACGAACGTGACTGAGAAAGACAAGACACTGCATGAGGTCATCGACTTTCTGCAAAAAGAGTGGGATGCAGCTAATAACGCTTCTGATAATCCAGACGAAGAAGTGTACGACTTTTACGACGGAATGACGACGGCTTACGAGCATGTAATCAATTACTGCCGTCACATGCTCGGCTATTCCGGCACCATGCCTTCCGAGGTACCCAATCAAAGCGAGGACGCGAAGGAATAGTTATGTGGTTCAAACGCAGACGCAACGAATATGGGTGTCCAATGTGCGGCAGACTACCAGTAATCAAGGCATCGCAAACGGAAAAATACCACGAGAGCCGCAAAGTAAGGACAACACTCACAGTCTACCGGCTCCAATGTCCACGTGGACATATCTCTACCAGCTGGTTCAGCCACGCCGCACTCGCAAGCAGGCAGTGGAAAGAACTCGTGGACGAGTACAAGGGGAAGGATACGAAATGAGCGCGTATCAGCCTGTTCTTGACCCCGCCTGCGGCGGCCGAATGTTCTGGTTTGACAAATCGGATGATCGGGTGCTTTTTGGTGATGTGCGTGATGAGAGCTGGGAATTGTGCGATGGGCGTAGGTTCGATGTCAAGCCGGACATGCTGATGGACTACCGCGACCTGCCGTTCCCCGACGGGACGTTCCGCATGGTGGTGCTCGACCCGCCCCACCTGCGCAATGCGGGGGAAACGAGCTACATGGCGCAGAAATACGGTTGCCTCGACAAAGAGACGTGGAAAGCTGACCTCAAGACCATGTTCAGCGAGTGCTTCCGCGTCCTGAAAGAGCATGGAGTGTTGATTTTCAAATGGAATGAGACACAGATACCCGTATCGCAGATTCTCAAGCTCACAGCGCACAAGCCACTCTTCGGCAACAAGCAGCCGAACCGCACGGGAACACACTGGATTGTCTTCATGAAGGAGGACGCGAAATGAATAAACGGTACAAGGTTTGCCCACTTTTTTGGAGTGATTACGGCGATGAGCGCACCTTGATGAATATGGGTGTGTTTGAAAAGTTGCTGAACGAGGGTTGGCAGATTCTGCGGGTGGATACCATGCCGACAACGGAATTGCGTGATAACGCCGTCACAGCGACGAACGTCTACATCCTTGAGAGGGAGGCTAATGATGATTAGTCAATACGACAAGGACATGTGTTGCCTGTATATCGCTGAGGGGATGAACTACATCTGGCAACAACGAGAGAACCAAGAGCTTTCCCGAATACTTGAATCATTGGCCGATAGGAAGCTCATGAAGCGTGTCCATGGCGGGTATGCGATCACGCTCAAGGGATTGTTGGCAGTCAAGGTGTGGAGACTTCACCTGTTCCTGTTCCATCACGGTGAATACAAGTACTTCAGGAGGAAGAAATGAGCAGGGCTGAGACCACCGCCATGCTGTCCAAGCTGGTGGAGAAGAGGTTGAGGAATCAGACCGCTTTTTGGGCGAGCGAGGTCAATTTCGACCGTAACACGCCCGACGAAAGGCGCGTGGACTACGTGGGCTTCAAGCCCTGGAACATCAACGGTGAGCCGGTGCCCGCAAGCGTCGAGAAAGGCTGCTTCGAGTTCTACGAGGTCAAGTCATGCATGGCTGACTTCACTAGCGGCAACGGACTGACGTTCTACGGCGATCAGAACTATCTGGTCTGCACGAAGGAACTGTGTGACGAGATCGTATGGCAGAAGATGGTGCCGCCGCGAGTGAACGCGATTCTGACACCGGATTCGACCGGCTCGAAACTGATTCTCGACTATGTGCAGTCCTACAACGACCTGTCATACAGGAGGCGTCCGGCAAGCGAAATCCTGTGGGCCATGGTCAAAGCTAACGGAAAGAGGACTAATTGAGCATCATGCTTGACGAGGCCAACGCTTACGAGCGTGGCATGGATGATGATTTGACTTTTCAGACGGTTCGTGAGCTTGCCGGTACAGCGTACATGGCCGGACGTTCCGCTCCACCAACCGACGCCGAGGTGGAGGCCGTGGCGAAACGGCTCTGCTGGAACAGCTGCGAATGGGATGGCATCGAAAGCGACTATGTGGCGAAGGACGAAGACGATGCATGGGATTACGCCGGTGAAATCTGCGGATATCAGGAAGACTACATCGCGCGGGCGAAAGAAGTGCTCGAAGTGGCACGTAAGGCGGTGACGGAATGAAGGCTGTTTTGATTGTTTTCACCATTGTCTTCGGTTTGCTTTCTTTCGCGTCGTTTGCGTCGATCGTCGCGTTGTTCATCGCCGACTGGATGGCAAAACACTTCTAGACCACATTCAAACCCGTCGAAATCGACGGGATAAGACAATCAAGGAGACGAAATGATAGGAAACAAGAATATTCAACGAGGGCTAATGGCCGTGCTTATGGCCGTAGCGATGGTTTTCCCGCTGGCCGGATGCGAGAACGAAGCGGATGTTGACGATGTTGAAGGCGGTAGTGACTGCATTGATGTGCGAGGCGACTTCGCTGTCGATGAGTGCAGAATCGAGTTGCACGACGGTAGGGCCGTGACATGCATCAGGTTCAACGTCTACAAGGGGGGAGGCGGTCTTTCCTGCGATTGGGACAATGCTAGCGGCAAGGACGGGGAAACGAAATAATGGAACATGAGCTAATCCCCGTATACACGAAGTTCACCGGTAACGGTGTGCGTGTGCAGAATGATTCTAAACTCATCGACTATCTGGATGATGGGTGGAAAATCATCAACGTCACGGCAGCGAACCCACTGGCATTGGACAACAATGAGGCCGTCGTGTTGTACGTGATCGAGAGGACTACTGCAAATCATTGGAGCAAACGGAATGAATGAGCCTACCGCCGACGAGATCATGAAAATGTTCGCGGTTGACATAGCAGTTCTTCGTCGTGGTAGGCGCAAGCCGTCTGAGAAGCCGCCAGTCGGAAAGAAGAAGGCGAAAGCGTCGAAAAAGCCGGTCAAGCTTACTGCGGAACAGCTCGCACGGAAACGTGAGCACACGCGACAGTGGCGGATGGCCCACCGTGAGCAAGTCTTGGAATGCAACCGCCGATACAAGCTTGCGCATCGTCCGACATTCCACCATTTCAGCCGTGAGGAACAGGCGGCCTACGAACGCAACTACTACCTGCTTCATCCCGAGAAGAGAAAACGGAAGCGGGAGACTGTTTGAGACGTTAATCCAATACCGGTTGCAAGGTTGGGTGCAACCGGTATACTAGACATGTTCCGGCATTAATCGCACGCCTTCGGGCACCGGTGCGGAATCAACATACCATGATTTTGGAAGGCGTGCGATTGGCTGACTGCAAACTGTTGCGTTGCGGGCGTGAACGAGACGATACCAGGCAACTCTGCCCTGAATGTGAACAGCGGCTCCTAGCCGACTTGGAATGGTTCACGAAGAACATCGGCTACTTGGAAACCGACAAGATGAACCGCATCAACAAGAACCATGACGCTGATGGTGGCGGGGGAGGATACTCTGATAATCCGCCATTGAGGGAGCAAGTGTTCGACCTGCTGTATGAGGGAGACGAACGGGATGATAGCGTGTGGGGCACACTATCCGCGTTCGCTAAATGCTTAGGCGTCGAATACCTGAATCACGATCCGTTGAACGTGTTGGCGCAGCGGATAGCCGTGAAGAAAACCAAGCAAGGCGAACCCGCGTGTCTATGCTCAATGGCAACACCCGTGTACGCGCTTGAAATCCGCATCGCCCGCGACAAATGCCAGCGCCTGTTGAATCAAGGCCATACGGTTAGCTTGGGCAATTGCCCCAACACTGACTGCAACATGCCGTTAAGCGCTGACGAGACGGCAAAACAAGTCAAATGCCGTGGATGCAGGAACGTTTGGAACATCAACTTTTTGAGGACACTCATGCAAGACAAGATCAAACACAGCACTTACACGGGGACTGCTTCGGACATTAGAAGCAAACTCCAACAGGCTGGATACCTCGTATCCGCGAACACGTTGAAATCATGGGCGCACAGGGGCAAGCTCACCCCGGTACGCAAGGAAGGGCGGCATCCCATCTACCGTATCGCGGACGTGTACATGCTGATGCAGCAAACCACTCCAGTGGACGATATTTGGGGACTCGTCGGAAAGGACAACCGGCAGTGAGCATCATCAGCATCACCGACAAGGGCAAGACCATCACCTATCACGCGCATCACATGCGCGACGTGATCGAACCAGTCAAACAGTACGGCATGTTCGGAGAGCAATTGAACGCGAAGAAAAAGCTCCACACGCTCACTTTCTACACGGAGGACTAATAATGCGAGTCAACATCGACTGCACGCTAATCCTCCTACTGTTGTCCGGCATGTTGGCACTCCTGAAAATCGGGGGCCAATTCCCATACCCGTGGATATGGGTGCTCGCACCCATATGGATACCGCTGCTCGCATTGGCCGGTATCACAATCATCCTGATAATCGCTTGGATTATCGGCGTCATAGGCGTACTCATTCTCGAAAAGTTCGGAGACTAAATGCATATCAGCGGCAAAACCAATAACATCAGTTACGCTCACGCGAACGATGGTGGAGCAGACCTCAGAAGCAATGAGGACACGATCATCTGCGCGGGCAGTCAGACGCTCGTGCATACGGGCGTGAGACTGGCTATTCCAGCCGGATATGTCGGACTGGTCTGCCCACGTTCGGGATTGGCGTTGAAACACGACATCACCGTGATGAACGCGCCCGGAGTAATCGATGCCAATTATCGTGGCGAAGTCGGCGTAATCCTCAGAAACATGGGTGAACATGCGTTTGAAGTGCATGAGGGAGACCGGATAGCGCAAATCGTGTTCCTCCCATACGCGCACATGCAATTCGAGCCAGTCAACGAACTGGATTCGACCGAACGTGGCGAGAAAGGATTCGGCAGCAGCGGCATCAACTAGAATCACAGAAGGAGACACAATGACGGTACTCGACTTCACCAAGAAAACAACCCCCGTTATAGACAAGCTGATAAAACTCGGATTCCACTACGAAAGCACAGACAAGACAGAAGCGGAGGGCATACGTAATCCGCCACAGCTGATAACCACATGGGAGAACGTCATGAATGGCGTGATCCTGAAAATCATCGACACATATGCCGTGTCCTATGACGAAAACGACGTACTGTATCAAACGCCAACCGAATACGTCAGGATAACGGATGATTGCACTAACATAAGCGTCACCATGTCGGTCGAAGAGTTCATGGAATTGGAACGGATCACGAACAGCAACGGCAGCACATTCCCACGCCCGGAAACATCCTTCAAAAGAATTACCAACGAGAACTAGGAGACCACGCGGAATGAGCGAGACAATCACAGCAGACCATCTGAACGCCACGCACTTAGGCAAGAAGATAAGCATTTTAGACAATTGCGAAATCGTCATGTCAGGAAAACTCAAGGAGTTAAGAGCGACGCAATACTCCATGCCGGTGTACAGCAACAATATCGAAGCCGTGCCCAACGGCTATGGGAACATCACCATTGCCCCGAAACTGAATTACGAAACTGTCACCGACATCATCATGCACCTGTCGAATCAGCTCAATGACGATATCAAGGCGACCGTTCATGGTGACACGGAACTGGTAATCGAAGTCAACGGAAAGTAGGGGAGTATGACGGAAAACACCACTGGAAAATCAACGAACGAACTGCTGATGCGCGTGTTGCAAGTCGAATCACCGGAACTGTTCGACGGAAGCGACGATCAGCCGGTACGAGTAGTCGGCTACGATTATTCGCCATTCTGCGAAGCGGTCTGTGAAACCTGTGGCGATGACCCCGAAATGCTTACCATCGGATTCGAGACGAAAAACGGTGAACGTTACAGCCAATACTACGACTATTTCGGACTGCCGAACATTTTGGAAGCATTGGGTAAATGGGATAAGCAGTATGGGATGGATAATGAAACTACCGGAAGATAACATTAGAGAACTCACCGACACGTCGGTAACTATCTCAACCTTGGAAACCTCGATCACCGGATTTTTGAAACACGTTGACGATATTCGCCACATCATATCCAGCCGCGATTTCTTTACCATAAGCAAAACCAGTATGGGATACGTGCCAACAGTCTACTATCAGTGTTTCATCGAACCTGATGACTCATGTTCAGAAACGGATAAGCTGCTGCATCTCAAGGTGAGAATCAAGCCGGATGTCGCGCATAATGGCAGGATTGCAAGATTGTATCCAGAAGAATCGGAACAGACTGCCATAGATGAAGCAAATCGCGCCATAGGCAGACTACGTACCATATTAGGGCGGTGTTAAGGATGAAGTGGTTCACTAGTGACTTGCATTTCGCGCATCCGTTCGTGGCCGCACTACGCGGATACGCGCTACCCGGATACGCTAAGGATGCATCGATCAAACAACAGGCCGAACATGAGCATAAGCCGCTCAAGAACTGTGTTGACTGGCGGAGACATGATGCCGACATTGTGCGCGCGATCAACACGTATGTTGGAGAGGAAGACGAACTCTACATCCTCGGAGACATCAGTTCCGGTGGTACGTGGAGCGTAGACCAAGCGATAATGCGCATCCAAAACCTGCATGTACCACGCAAGAACAGGCATCTGATTCTCGGCAACCACGAACTGCACAGCTCCACCCGCACGCTGGAAAAGTTGGCAAGCGTGTTCGTGGAAGTCGGAATGGTCGGCATCACTGAAATCAGAGACGGGTGGGGCAACAATCCACACACGGTATTTTTAAGCCACTTCCAATGGCGTGAAGACTTCACGCAAAGCAAACCCCTAGGCGCAGTCTCAACCAATTGGAACGCGCCGGAATTAGCCGAATACGCGATACCACGCATGAACAACACTCTGCTCCTGCACGGACACACGCACGCGCATGACCCGCTTGAGTTCGGCAGGCATCACAATGAGATCAACGTCGGATTAGACGCATGGCGTTTCGAGCCAGTCAACGAAGCCGAATTGTTGGACAACTGGTTACAAACCGCGTCAGGCAACGTCTGAGTGGTCTACAATGGCCCTGTTAACAACAAATGCGTTTAGCGAGTGTTCGCCAAACGTTGGAAACCGGCTTCATCATCCTCTGGATAACGGAACCGCGCTTCGATGCCCTGCGCTTCAAGGATCGCGGCTATCTCCCTGCTGCGGGCATTAACGATGGCGTAATCACCTTTGTCCCGTCCGTAACGGTCGTAGTGTTCCTGCGAACGATAGTAGAGCAAGTCAACATGGTCAGGAGGGTTGCCTTGGACTTCCTCAATCCCGTTCACCGCATCCAAAGCGGCCTCGACCGCTTCGACATGCTGCGTGAGCATACTTTCCAACCATGCCTGCGCGTCTGCCGGTGGGTCCGCCTCGCCAGGCTTCTCCCAACGTTTCACCGTCAACACGGCATTGCCGAAACGGTCGGCAAGCATCTTCTGACTGATGCCGCATCGCTCCCGTGCCGCACGAAAAGCGGCCTTCGATCCAAACGTCATCAAACCTCCAGACAATCATGAAAACACGGAAAACGTCGGCTCCAGCATGAAAAACACGCTGGAACCGGCAGAACAACGATTTTCAGCGGAATACGTCACGCCTTGACGCAATCGAACACCAGCAAATCGGAATCATCGGAATCCGTTCCGATCTTGGAGTCAAGACGCCACCCGTTTTCCTCAAGACACCGTTTTATGTCCTCCGTCCAATCATCCGCATCCACGTCGGACGGGGTGAACTCCAAGTCGTCCACAATCTCCCTATCCTCATGGAAATCGATGAAGTAATCGTAGATGCGGATATGGAACGTCGAATCCACGTCAAGCGGGTTCCTGGGCACCGCATTGTTCGGCTCCATCACGTCGATGTAGGCGTTGTGGGCTTCGATGCGCTCGGTCCATCCGCTGATGGTTTCAGGATCGTTCAGGTCGATGAACCAGTCCATGAGCTGTTCGGTGGTCAACGTGTCGGAGTAAGCCGAAAGCTCTTCGTACAGCTTGTCGTAATCGGATTGCGTGGACTCCTCGTCAGCGACGAGCCGCTCATACTTGGCACGGAGCCGTTCGGACGGGATGCAAAGCCATGCGTCTTCGGTTTCGCCGTCCTTGTCGAGCTGGCAATCATAGACGCGATGGCGGAGTTCCGACTTCGGGAACTCCAGTGCGAATGTGCCAGTCTCATTCCACTTGTGGCCTCTGGTTTTTTCGATTCGGATGGTAATCATTTCAGTCTCCTTGAGTCTGTGGGGATGCCTTGTGCTTCCCGTCTTGTGGTTACAAGTATATGATACCACTGGTATCATTTCAAGTCGGGCGTGTCGTGGAAATCAATCCTCCTTGCCCAGGTAATCCTGCAATCCGTCGCCAGCTTTGCCATTCAGCCCGCGACGGGACATGTCGTAATAGTCGAGCATCTGCGGACTGTTCCAACCGCCTGCGGCCATGATGTCCCTGTCCGGTACGCCAGCGTCACGGGAGAGCGTGCAGAACGTCCTCCGCAGCGAGTGCGGCGAGATGCCGGGCACGCCCACGCGCAATGCCACGGACGATACGATGCCCACGGCGGTCTGCTGCCGCAGACGCGCGCCGGAATCCTCACGGAACACCGCACCACGCCTACGGCCGCCGATAAGTCGTGCGAGAGCTTCGGCCGCATCGGAGGGAATGGCCACGCGCTGAGACCAGTCGCCCTTGCGGTCGAACCGCACCCACGGACGCCCGTCATTCAGATGACAGTCTTCGACATCCAATCCGAGCGCCTCACCGACCCTTGCGCCGGTCAACAGCAGCAGACTGCACAGGGCATCCGTCCGCGCACCCATACCGCGTGCTTCGGCCAGAAAAAGCCTAGCCTGCTCGCGGGTGAGGTACGTGCCATCCGAATGACCGTACAGTTTCGGCCTACGCACATGCTCGCCCGGATTGCAGTCGATATACCCCTCCTCGCAGAGATAGCGGTAGAGGCAGCAAACGACGCTCAGATTCCTGCACACCGTGTTCTTCGCCGCTGGCCGCATGCCGCCGTCATAGGCGGCGAACACCTCGATATGAGTGCGCTTCGCCCGCAGCATGTCGATGCCGTTATCCGCACACCAGCGGAGCCATCGCGATACGACGCTCCGATACTGCGCCCTTGTACCCGGCGTCAGGCCGGCGAGAAAACCGGCGATCATGTCGCTCACCGTTTCCATATGCGCACCGTCTCCTTGCAGATCAAAGGCTTGTCGGCAGGACCCTTGACGAATGGCGGAATCCACTGCCTACGCCTCAACGAATGATTCGGCCCATACGCCTGATCCCTCCAGAAGCCGCGCACGATGAAACGATGTGAGTACTCACGTCGCACCCGCTCGTCATCATCGGCGCTTCCGCCCGGACGATGCAGATTCTCACGCAGCACCAGCATCTTCACCTTGCGTATTTCCGGGTCGAAACGCTGCGGCAGCGGATGCGTCATATCGGGTTTCGCCGGTTTCGCCTCGCAGATATGCGGTTCCGCGCTCAACGCCCACACCGCGCGCAGCAGATCGCCGAACCATCGGAAACCGCCGACATGCTCATTGAAAATGCCGTTGGCGAATCTGATGACCGGCAGTGAGAATGATTTCGCGTCGCATTCCTTCAGAGCGCATGGATGGTCCGTGAATCCCATCAATTCGATATCGCCGTTGCCGTCGCATTGCCAGAAGAGCGCCGACACATGGGCGTCTCCGACCTTCCTTCCCGTCGCGTCGTCGGTCACGGGGAATCTAACCATTTGGACATCCCCGTCGAAGAAGATAAGCCCGCTTTGCGCCGGCGCTTCCGATTTCGGGGAATCACCTGCCCGGACGGTATCTTCCGCCAGCGCCGTCATGTCCCGGCTGATCCACCAAAGCTGCGCGGCGGCGAGATTATCAGCGAAATTCCAAGCCGCTTCCATGCTCCGCTCGTATTGCGAGTGCGCAGCCATCTCCTTCTTTAATGCGACCCGCTCGTATTCCGCGAGTTTGTCGCGGATCAGCGGAAGGTGCGATGGGATGAGGCGAAGCCGTCTGTTCCTACTGCGCGTCATGTCAGTCAGCCTCCCCAAGACGGTCGAAAACCTTGTCATACGCTTTCGTCACGCATTCCAAACCCATGCGGTAGACGCTCACGCGATCATGGTCAGACTCCGCCATGCGGCGCTGCCAATCATGCGGGAACGCCACGCTCAACAACGTCTCCCGCACGTCCGGTTTGACAACCTCGATTTTCTGCGGGAACATCGCATCAAAAGTGAGGACACACAAGGCGTAAGCCACCTGCAACGTTCGGTCAGACACGTAGCGGAAAGACTGTTCCGCCACGTGGTTAATCTCTTCCATAGACCACGGAACGGTAGCCGCCAACTTCGCGTACTCTTCCGCATCCTCATAATCCAAGCCGCCATTCATCGAATTGTCCTGAACCGTATCCACCAGGTATTCGTACAGTTCACCGATGATGCCCGCCGTGGAATGGACGAACACAGGCTCAAAATCAATAAAATAACTGCCGAACCACAGGCCGCAGACATGACCGACATAGCCGGTAAGCTCACGCGGCAGCATATTCACGTCAATCATCACAACACCTCGATTTCGTCATTAAGACCCATGAACTCCTGAGTGGTGAACCCGCCATCCTTGACAACGCAGTACAACCAACCCTGGAATCCACCCAAGCGCGCATCACGCATCCCACGAATCAAGTCACGCAGCCACGCGTACACAAGATACGTTTTCGACACGGGACGCCAATAACGCTTACGCTCGACCACATCAAAATGGTCATATGCATACATTTGCTGACCAACATGAAAATCAGCCCACAATTTCAACGTCTCCATGACACTCACGCCTCCCTCGAATCAACGTCACCGAACAGTTCATAACGCAACTGCGCATCAGCATCGAACATCGCCTTGTACGCATCACCAAGAGACTCATAGAAGACGCCATCCACACGCCAACCTTCATAGCCCTTGGAATCCAACGAACGGAACTCTCTCAGCGCACCAAGCATCATCTTGCGCGTCAATCGATAATCCGGCACGCTCCTATGAAAATTACCGTCGAACCGGTCAGCAGCAACGTAAGCGTCACGCGCTTTAGCCGTATCGAACGGGACAACAGTACCAATCGGCTCATGGTCGAAATTGAAAGTGTTGACACCGTAAGGCCAATAAACAGCGTAAAAATGACGGGACATGGTAGAATCTCCTTGCAAATGGTTTGGTTGAGTTAATTACTGTTTGCAATGGCCGGACGGTATTCCTAGTACCGTCCGGCCAAACTTTTCAGAACAGGCAATCCATATGACGCGGATCAGGCAGATTGTCGGCAGCGGCGTTGATAACCGTGCTGAGATACGCGGTCAACAATGCGGGACGCTTGCCGATCTCCCTCAACACGGTTTGAATATTCGAGTCGATGGACGAATAGCCGGTAGCCTCCAAAGCGGCCTTGACCTGCTGTGCTGTGATGACGACACGTGACATTTCATGCCACCTCGACAATCTCATGCTGAGAGAGGTACGCGGCCACGGACTCTTCCAACGTTTGGTCACTGCCACGCTGGTAGTAGTCGCGGTACGCAACCACGCCACTCTTACCGTCGAACGCGACATATGCGACGCGACGGCCCTTGGAATCACGGAAGCCACGCGGCTTATGCACATATCCACCAAACACGTCAGCCAACTCCTTGACCGACTTGCCACCTGGAATCGTGACCACGCGCGCCTTGACGCCATGCTGCGCAATCACCTTCGGCGTATCCTTGGACGGAATCGGCGGCACTTCGGGAATCTCAACCGTATCCGGTTCAGGCTCAACCGCCTGCGGTTCAGGGGCGACAACCGGCAAATCATCGTAGGTTTCGCACATCTCAGGATGGTCACGCTCGGCCGGGGTGAGGAATGAAATGTCACGTGACACAACCATGCCGCCATCCTCATAAGACAATTCCCAACCATGCTCACGGTCGGAGTCCGACAGGCTCACGCCATGCGCCGTATAATCCCCACAATCAGGGGAAACCATGCAATCGCCACGTTCCACGATCAACGGCACGTCACCGATCTCACTCACGGCCTGAGCGTAATCGGAGCCGTTAGGGTCAAGCCACGTGCCACCATCGGCACGATATGCGGCGGCCACACCACGCACCGCCTGAGCATTCTTCACGCCCGGAATCATCCGCCATGATTCAACGCCATCCTTCATCTCGAAACGCCACACGCTCGGGCTGTTGACGGAATCGAAAAACATGAAGACACTGGACGAATTGACTGCCCACAGGCCGTTAACTTTGTTCGACATTTTAAAACTCCCTTGTATAAAAACTTGATTATTTGATGGGCCGTTCACCGCACGGCCCTGAGCGGTTTCACCATTCCAAAACCTTGCTGCCACTCACGAGCACATATGACGTGCCGGATTGATTGCCGTCAACGCTTCCACGCCACTCGCAAATACGTTCGTAACCGTCCGAAGTGCTACCGTCCTCCATGCCGCACTGCGGAATGTCGGACAACTCGCGGTAGCTCGCTAGGTCAGCTTGGCCGTAATCCTTCGTGGCATAGGTTTCGCGCCACCACGTCCACTGCTGCTCAGGCGTGCCATGCGGATCGGCAACAGGCTGATCGGAAAGCGCTGGAGAACAAGCCACGCCGAAAGCCAACAGGCCAAACAGGACGGCAACAAGCATGGTAATCTTCTTACGCATTTTTAAAACACCTCGATAATGACTCGTTTAAAAACAAAACGTTGGAAAATCAAGGACGCGGCAACCATGCCGCGCCACGAGATTAAATAAAATCAGCAGTAGCCGAAAGACTCAAACCGCTCAACAAGCGCCTTACGTGCCTCATCGCTGAAAGTCACGGAATAATCATGACCACTCGACTTGCACTGCTCACGCGAAACCTTGACAACCCGCCAAAAACGCTTGCTGAAAACCATATCGAACTGAGTGCTCTCAGGAATACCGCGATACGCGCTCGGGAACGTCTGAGCATACAAGTCAACATGCACTTGCACGCCTTCAAGCGCCTTCTTCGGAATACCCAGCTTTTTTTCGACATGCGCGGCCGCCTTGTAAATGTCGTCCACGGCAATGGAACGAACGCGGCTACGCGACTGGATACAATCCAACGTCGCATGAAGCGCCGCATTGTTCTTCACTTTACCGTTCAAAATAACCGGCTTGACAAGAGAAAAAGAATCACACATTTCAAAACACCTCGATTGTGTAAAAGGGATTGGTAGAAGATTGATGGGCGTGATTGATAGGCTCACGCCCGAAAGCCTGGAACAAGTCAGCGCATACGCTTGCGATTAGGACAATTGGGGTATTCGATGGCCTCGCATTGTAAGGCGCTCTCCAATTCCAACCGTCGCGCATTGCTGCACAAGAAACACGCCTCAGCACTCTTGCGACACGATTCACGCCACAACGCATCAGCACGTTTCGGATTATCGCAGTCGCTTTCAGCGATAAAACAGCGTAAGGCGCTCTCACGGCAACGTTCAGCCTCATCCCTCAGCCTGCTGGATTCAGGCGTTACCGGTAGGCCATAATACGGATAACGATCCGCATAACCGCACTTACTGCACATCGTCACGCCTCACTCCGCAAGCAGTTCGGAAACCGCATTGTCAAACTCTTCGGAGAACAGCCAAGTACGGTAGAAAACCTCAAGTTCTTCAGAATTATCAAGGGGCGCGTCGTATGCGTAATCGCTAGCGACGAACCTATCCCAATCATCCGAGAACATGACGTTTTGCATATTCTCGGAACTCTTGCTGGCGTTGCACGTCCAGGAACCATTATCGTTGCCGGTAACCGGAAGCTCAACGTCGTCATACCGATCCCAGCACCACTGCTTAGTTGGCGTAATGCCGTCCGCATAATCCTTAAGTGTTTCAACAATTTCATCCCGCAAGTCGGAACGATATGCCGCTGCAAAAGTATTTTCATCACACATTTCAGATACTCTCTTTCCAGCCCCCTTGCTAAAATGAGAGGGCTCTAGTTAGTTGGTTAAAATTACTGAGCAATTGAGCCGGATAGGTGCAACTATCCGGCTCTACTCATTCGTGGACTACCGCACCCATAAAGAGCACCGATAGCCCTGGCGGATTACATTCAATCCGCCGAAGTTTCAGAATCAGAATCAAGTAGCTTACGCGGATTAGCAACACGCAAGGCGTCACACAGCTTTATCGCAGTGGCTAAGGTTAAGTTAGCCTCAGAGCGCCTACCGCTCTCGATATCTGAGATATTGCCGCCTGACATGCCAACCTTTTCGGCTAACTCACGTTGCGTTAGACCGCGCTTCATCCTTAATTCTTTCAAACTCATGGCCCTTACTCCTAACTTGGATTAAGGCCATCGTAGACCACTCAGACAGCGCGGGACAATTCCATGCCGGACACCGCGCCACGTTAGCGACTCGACGACGGTTCAGCCTTGCATGGTGTGAGGGTGCATCATGCCTAGTCGCATTCCGTCGCGTCTCTGTCGCGTCCACTCTTCAGTTGTCAATCATCCATGCCGCGCCTGTTAGGGGGGGCTTCGTGTCACCGTCCTTGCGGTGGTGGCCTTCGTGGTGGTGGTCTCTTCATCTCCGTTCCTTTCGTTGTCGTTTGCTTGATGGCTCTCACTATACACGCCCTACGTATGTAGTGCAAATTGAGCCAACACAGACCACGCCAAAACCATTGCAAACACTAGCATTCATCGGCGTGTCGCAACCACACGACGGCGACAC